TTTGGTCTTTGTTGATCAATAGCCATTTTATTCTCCGGCTCTAGCTAAATTTAGTGTAATAGAATCTGTTGCTCCGGGATCTACGGATGTAGAAAATGTCAAACTAACGTTTACAAGATTTTCATTCTCTCTAAGGTCTACACTTATATTTTTTATTATTACGTGGGGTAACCACTTCGTGACAGCCTCTCTAATTGATGTGTCTATTTTTACACTTAACGAGTCATCCATCGGTTCGAATAAAACATTAAATAAATCACACCCTAATTCAGGCTGATTAACTCTTTCACCTTTTACAGTTAATAATAAATTCTTTAAATTTGATTTTGTTTGGTCACTTAAATTTTTTGTAGATCTAAACCAACCGTTCTTACCGCGTGAAAATGGAAGAGATACACCGATAAATGTATCAGGATCTTTATCACGCGTTCTTACAGCTGCATTTCTTGGATTTTCTAGTGCCATTATTTTAGTCTTCCTTTAGGGTTTAATAATGCTTTTAAAAGATCACCGCTAAGTTCTCTAAACTTTCCTCTTAGCTCACGAGACCTACCCCGTGTAGTTAAATATCTTCCAGCTGAAGAAGTTGACAACCCTAACTCTAAATCATTTTTCATTTGTTTAACTAAATTATCTCTTTCTATTAGATTAGGTGTCTGTTGAAGTCTTGCAACATAGTCTGCCATAAAGACAAATGATTTTTTCTCTAAAATAGGTGGTCCACCGCCACTCCCAAATGAAACTTCAGCTTTCTCAACATAATCATGTATAGCTTTTGCATCTTTTGTTGCTTCTTTAATATTACTACGCATTTCTTTTATTTTAGCCTTAGTCTTCAGAAATTTATTCTGATTTGTATGCTCGTGCTTTATATTAGCTAAATTAAAAATTAATCTTTTAAGACTTAGTGCCATGTTTACTCTCTATAGCTTTAACAACTTTTGCTGAATGTCCACTCATTGCCTTCTTCATAAAGTCTGGTGTATTAGCAGTTGGCTGCATTGGCACACCTCCTGCTATTTCTCCCATCCTATCTGAAGTATAAGCACCGCCGCCCATAGTTGGCATTGGCTCACCACCAATTCCACCTTGAGTCTCATTTAAAATCTTATTCAATACAGGATCTTTTGCAAGTTGCCTTTCCTCCCTTGGCTCTTTCATATACTCAGGAAGATTTGCCTCAGTATTTTCTAAAGCTGCCAATTCAGGTGTTGTAGTTGGACTATTTACTGGTTGTGTTGGAGTAACTAATTCTTTCACAACTATGTTTATTTGTCTTGCTACTTCTTTTTCGACTGTTTCTTTTATTATCTTTTTAAGTGCTGTTATTGTATTTGACTTCATTTTTATTACCTTTATTTTTACTCTATAAAATCTGCAGTTGCTTGAATATCTTCTATTCTTGTCAAGCATGCAGATATATCAACTATTTGTGCATCAAGTATTGCTCTCATTTCTTGTTCAGAAATTGTAGCATTTTCAGACTGACCTGATGCTCCTTCACTACAAACTTTCCAACCTTCGCCTGGTATTTCAAAAGATTCTACTTGATATGTGTGATTTTCTTCTTGTTCAACTTCTGGTGGAATAGGTCCAACATATACTTTTTGGTCTTCAAATTCTACACATCCTCCAGTAATTAAATCTCCAGGACTTAAAGCTAACCCTGGTTTTAAATATAGGTCTAAATCATCATTTAGTTTCGAAACTTCTGCTTCTATATCATCTCCATATCTACCAGCGCTTCCATCACCCATATCACCTTTTCTCTTACCTTCTATCCAAGTGCCGCCTAAAGCCTCACAATCTTCTTTTGATAAGCCATCTTCTAAACCTCTCTGATTAGCACATGCCTGTATCATTGCAGATAGTGTAGCTATTAATGTTGGTAAAATTCTATTTGCATCTAGTATAGATCTTGCAAGTGTATCTATCATTTGTGCTAAGCCTAAAACCATTTGTTTTATCATCATATAAACAAGAGCGAGTTTAACTGCCTTGCCGACCATAAATATACTTTCAATTATTCTTATCACTCTTTTTACAGTATTAACTGCTGTTCGTACTGCTTGGACAACTCTTCTAATTTGTGATAATATTCTTTGTATGTCTCTAATAAGCTGTAATAATTTTTGTGCTTCTGGCCTATACTTACAAACATCTCCTTCAGGATCATACTTCGCTTTATCTGCGAGCATTTGAACTTTTCCTATAAGTTTAGTTTGTAGCTGTGTTACTTCATTAATTTTTTCTTGTATAGGAACCCACCAAGTCATATCTAGTCCTGGTATATCTAAATCTAAATCAAGATCGATGTCCAGATCTATTACTCTTTTTGTGTCAGACCTAAGGTTTCCTGCTAGCTCTTGTAAACTACAGTAGTCTTCTTCACCTCCACCAGTAGGTGATATTACAGCACCATCAGGACCGACTTTAAATCCTGGCCCTGGAATTGTAAACGGTGCTTCATACACAGTGCCATCAGGTCCGATAATTGTACCATTGACAATTAAGTCGCCTTGCAATAAATCAGCATCAGCTCCAAAAAGCCTAACCTCACCACCGTAACCTGCATGTATAACTTCTACAGTTGACCCTTCACAAACTTCCCAACCTGGTTCTGTTATAAAAAACGGTTCCGGAGCATTTAATTTTGTTCCAATTGGTGTCGTCACAAGAGGATCCATTTCTAATTGATTTTGAGGAATATCAAAAATTTCAGCAACAGCTTTGTTTTGTTTTTCTTCTTCTTCAGTTATAGGTTCTTTTATAAAGCTGTTAGAAACTTTTACAGCACAACCAATTAATATTTGATCGCCCATAAGAAGTTTTGCACCACCAGAAAGTGTCCTTCTAAGACTAGTTATATTATTACAATCTAACATTATTTCCCTTGTTTAGACACATAAACGTGTTTGCTCAATAAAGCTTCTTTTAAATTTTGTTTACTAAATTTTCCAGCAGATCCAAATAGTGCAGTCATTGATGCACCAGCCTTTTGTTTTAGAGGATCAATACTAGGTGCACCTGCCAACGGACTTATTCCTGTTCCGGACTGTAAATCAGTTCCTGCAGATTCTAAAGCTTGTGCCATATAAAATAATAGGTCGACTAGTGCATCACCTAAAACAACTGGCTGAACGCCTACAGCTTCTGGTTCTGCACCAACATAAACTCTTTTACCTATAATATGAGAATCATTTTTAGATATTAAATTTAAATTATATCCAGAATATATTCCTACATTATTGTGGGAGCCCTCTTTTGTATTGAAAACTAATTTATCAGAGTCTATTAATATTTGTTTGCCAGTGTGTGTCGATGGTGTTATTTCACTGTTTACATTCCTTGCAGGTGTTAGCCTAATTTCTTCTTTTTCTAAAATATAAATTGATCCTGCATCATTTACGATATTTTCTGGCTTTGGCGCATCTATCTTTTCGTCATCAGTATCTGTATTTGCTATTCTTAATTTTATTATCGGTCCGGACTTCGCCTCTATATTATCATTTTTACCTAATTTTATTGATTGTCTTTCTCTACCATCAAGCACAATATCACCAGCAATCTGTCTTGTAGGTCTTGTTGGTTCAGGCTTAAATCCCTTTAATTTTTCTTTATAATCTTTACTGTCGTGTTTACGTCTTTTACCACCAACATCTGTTGCACCGACTACTGCGTTATGATTAGATGATCTTCTTACATTAATAGGATTAAAATAATATGCGATGTCTCCTAAACATATGATTGCAACCATCTCACCGTAAACGGGATATTTTTTAATGTTAGCTTCTAACGGATAAATCCAATCAGTCGGTAGATCAAACCCTGGGTAGCATTGTACTTGAATACATCCAATATGACGATCATTGACGCCTTCATTTTTCTCGACATCTTTCTCGTTGTATATTACACCTGTCACTTCAGCTGAAATGATTTGAATTGATGCAGTCTTTAGTTTATCAACTATGTCTAAACCAATATCTCTTGCACGCTTCTCGGTAACAAGATCATCGGAGAATTCCACAGGATTGAGTTTATTGACTTTATCTATCCAGATTCCGCCGTAACGTTCGACAGTATTACTAGACATTTACTACTCCTGTATTTGTAGGTTTATATCATCTACCTCGTTTTGTATTGTTTCTGTCGCTTTGCTTATTCTGTCTAGAATACCCTTCTTCTCTTCATCAGAAAGACCAAATTCTGTAGAATCAGACTTGCCTTCAACAGACATAACGCGTTGCACAACTGCGGCGAGCTTTACTAGAAGTTCATCATTTCTTATATTAGCTTCTGTAAAATCACTGATCATAGGAAATAATTGAATTGCTGTATTAGGATCTTTTATGAACACCATGAGCTCTTGTATTAAGCTCTCTATCTGTACTTTATTTCTTTTGGTATTATTATCTATCTTTTTAAAGAGATCAGAAAGATTCATACCTTCATATATTTCATAATCGTTAGACATAAAACTAGCCTTTTGATTATAAATATAGAGAAATATAGTATTATATTTATTTAGTTCTTAGTCACTACCTTGTCAAATAACAAGTACCAATTCCAGCTTCTGACATACTCATCAGGTAATAATTGTTCGCTTTCAAGCTTTGCATACATTGGAGTTTTTAGTGGCGAATCATTTATTGCTATGCCAGTGTACTTGTGTGTTTTCATAAAGTATAAAAAGTTATCGTAATCAAATAAGCCTCTATAAAAAAATTGATGACCCATTCGCCAATTAGGAATACTGATCCACAGCTTGTTATTATTTAAGTGGTATAAGTCTTGTATTACTTTTGTTGGGTTCGGCAAGTGTTCTAAAACATCATTACAAATTATTAAATCATAGCTCTCAAGCAAGCCTTTAGAGTCAACACCTTGTCTTAAGTCTTGTACAAATATTTTACCTGGCCACTCTCTCTTATCGTGTGATTTTTTAGCGTTCTTTTTATCAATCATGTGGTATGTTATACCATCCAATGCGCCTAAGTCATCTAGGTGTTTACATAGTCCACCAGGACCACTTCCAATTTCTAATATAGTTTTTAATTTGTGTTCATTAATTCTATATTCGAGTACCTTAGCTTCATGTTCATATCTTGAAATCCAATCTTGCGCATCCACTCTAGAGTCATTTTCCCACTCATCAGGTCTATTATAGTCTTCAAACGGATCAAATATCTTTTCATTCTCATTGTGCTTTACTCTATAAAATGCCACTAATACGCCCTAGTAGAACCTGATGCTGAAATATAACCACTCTGCTCCCATTGTGTGTTTAATGTTTTAAAATGATTTCTCATTACATTAAGAACTTTTGTTATGTGCTGTGTCTGTGCACCTGATATTTCTCTCAAAAGAATGTAGAGCGCTTTTTTATTAAAGATTTCAATACTTTCTACACGATCCATAAGATCAATTATAGAATACGCAATATCAATATCTCTTTGTTTCTTAAAAACTGTCTCTGTATTTTCTTTCCAGTAATCAATAACAGAGTTATAAAACATACTGCCTTCTCTTTTCTCTATATCTTTTTCTTCGTATACAACTTTCTTTACATCTTTATGTTTTAAGTCAATCACATCAGTGTGTGTTTTCATCTTTTTATAATTTGCGTTATTATGACAAATCAACCAGTTTTTAACTACAACACTAAAATAGCTAAATGCTTTTCCTTTACCCTGTTTATATTTGTCTAAACGTGTAATCATAAAAGATATAACTTCATGTTTTACTGTTTCTGTAGGAACATCAAAGTGATAAAATTTAAAAGTGTGAATTATATTTTCTACAAGTTTTTCAAACGGTTGTCTAAGATGTTCATTGTATATAGCATTCTTTTCTCTCCAGTCATCTGTAGCATTGTAATCGATAATTCCCTGCTCAGTTCCTTCATGAAAATACATTCTTGTTTTTGATTTTTTACGTGGCATTATTTTTTTCCTTCTAATAAGTTGTCTAAATTATCTACTTCTTTTTTTAACATTTCGAATGTTGTTCCTGTTTCGTCATCAGACTCAAAAGAACCTAATGTATCGATCTCTTGCATGTTTTGTATTGTATCACGGATTGTTGAGTAAGTTCCATCTAAAACTTGTTCTAAGAAATCAACTTTATTGTACAAATTTATTATTACATACAATTGTACTATTGATACTATACCAAAAAATACTAGTGCTATTGTCTCAATCATTTTCAAATAACCCCTTTAGTTTACTAACATCTAGATTTTTTACTAGTTCTTCTTCTTGAGATTCACCTTTCATATACTTTGGAAAGTCTATACGAGATTCACCTGATAACATAAAAGTTTCTTTCTCTTGCCTAGCAGCAGAGCAATCTGCAAAGTGTATAATGTGAGGCAAATTAGTTTTCATTGCTTTCCATTCTGCACCTTCCATAAAGTAAGATGTATTTTGTTCGTTATACAATCCATCTGCAAGTCTAACACCTAAGTATTCTGATTCTGACATTGTAATACCAAACTGGTTCAGTATCCATATTGCTCTATCAGTAACTGTCATATAATGTATTGCGGGATTGTGGTTATAATATTCTTGTAACTTCTTTGCACGCCATTCATCTGTGTTTGCAGAATAATAATCATCGTCCATATTTCCAATCTTTCCAAGATCATGGAACATAGCTGCAAATACAACGGACTCAGCTGATATATCATCAACGTGCATACCCTGTGCTTTGAATAGCTCATAGTAACTTAACGACCACTGTACTATATTAAGAATGTGCGCTACGTAACCTCCTGGAAATGCGTTGTGATACCAAGCTCTTCCTGATGCCGGTGCCATTATCATTCTTTCTTCGAAATGTTTGTGAAGTAACTTTATTTTTTCTAGACGTTCACCTGTAAAGTGAGTCTCTATAACTTTGTTTAGTTCAGACCAATTCTCTTGTATCTGATCTGCGTTTGGTCTCATGCGTTCTCCTTAGTCCAATTTAATTTAAAAATATCTACGTCTGTAAATTTGTACGGCTTGACATGTTCTGATTCTAATATATCTACGACATTAACCCATTTAGGATTCATCGTATCTCTAACTTGATAAACACCGTCTTTTCCGTCTGTTCCTTTTAATAATACAAAGTCACCGTAATTAAATGGGCCTCCCCAACGTGTTAGTAAATTACGTGATAGTGCAACAAATTTATATCTAGATGCGTGATGTGTTCTTATTTTAGTCCCGTCAGCTGTTATGTCTGGCGTATCATCACATTGAATCTCATTTGGTTGATACATTGTTACATCAACTTTAATTCCGTGTTGATAAAATTCAGAGAGCTTGTCAGACAAAGCTTGATTTTGTCCTGCAAGAAACTCATAGTGTGCATGATATGTTTCTTTATTTGCTTTCATAAAACGAGTTGCTACATAACCGTTTATCGTTGTTAGCAATGCTAGTACTATTAGATATTTGCTTAAGTTTTGCATATTGTGCTCTCCTTATTTGTTATGTCTAAATCTAGCCCTTTTTCATGTAAAAGTAAAGGCTTTTTTTTACTTTTTTTCAAGTTTTTTTGATACATAGTCCTTCAATACATCTGGATAAAAAGCGTGTACTATTAATGCTATTGCGCAAGACATCGCTCTGCACCAGTGACTAAAATAAGACGTATTGCTTTCTTTTAAGTGTTTAAACAAGACTGCTTATTTCTTTTTTTAATTCCACTTTATCTTGTTGTCTAGACTTATTCTTTTTTGTTTTGTGTACTTTCGTCGATGGTATTGGAAAGTCAGACATCTTTGGTTTGTAGACTTTTTTCATAACTACTCCCATTCATCTGAATCAACGAATTGGTCATAACCCTGATCTAAATTTTGATCATCAATTTGTAGATCTTCTAATAACAATTCAACAGCTGCCCAATCTTTTTCATAGATTGCAGCTTCAAGACGTAATATTATTTCTTCACGTTTCATAATATAGGACTCCTGCTTGTTCCCTACTAAGTATGGATATTCAGGTAAATTTAGGCTGCTTATTGTAGTTGAATTTTTATCAACATTGTATAATAAATTAATTCTCATGCTTCACCTAATTTATAGTTTAACATCTCTGCTTTTTTACCACGCTTATTGTTAACTTCTTTCCAGTAATCATAAATCATATGCTCAAATATTTCCTGTACACACTCATTAATATCCTGATTGATGTACTCTGACTTAGGCATGAGAGCAGGTAGAACTTTCCAAACCTTTGACAGCTCATACTGTAATGTTTCAAAGTCTAATATTGGTGCTGATTGATCGATCATATCTTGTTTCCCATACATTTAAATATCTTCCTCTTGTCGCTTTGGAGTGTCAGGCATCTTAATTATTTGCAACTTCATCTCTTCAAGCTTGCTTATCCATTCTGCTAACAACTCTATTATTTTTATTTTTGTTACATCGTGATCGTCATTGTCAAGTATTTTATCCACCCATTTTTTATAAATGCCTAAAAAACCAGACAACCATATTGCTATTTCAGACCTCTCTTCAGGCCAAGACTTCTTCATCATAATCTCCTTAATTAAGTGTAAAGAATAACTTATATCTAAACTTTCTATTTAAAAAGTATAGTGCTATTATTACCTTATAAAGCAAGTCCAAAGCTTTATTTTTTGTAGTAAATTCTAACTCATCAACAATAATAGTATCATCCTGCGTTGGACCATGCTTTTCTATCTTATGTCTATGAGACCAGAATTTTATTCCAAAAAAGTTTCCTTCTTTTAGAATGTCATTGAAATAAAGTTTATTTATATCTGTGGTGTATGTAACAACTTTAAACGTTATCAGTCTAGATAACATTAATATTTTAGTTATTGCTCCTCGTCTAAGTCCTCTGTGATGCACTACTTCGCAACCTAAGGGCGTTAAGTATTTTAAGAGCTTTCCGTCTTTATTCGTAAATTGTTTCTTAACAAACCAAAACGATTTATTTTTTATTACAGTTGTAAATTTCATATTTTTCTTATTTCCAATAAGTATCGTGGCGAAGTCCCTTAATTAATAAAGCTTCCTCAATTTTTTCTGCTATCACTTGTCTAGCTGCAATAGATTCTAAGTTTGTTTGTGTTTTTGAAAACTCTTCTAGGACGTCTTCTATCACTTTTTTATCAATTGTTAATTCTATCTTCTTTTTCATATTAACCCCAAATCATAAAATAGCAATAAACACCTGCAAGAAAAACATACACAGCGATCTTTAAGTACTCCATAATCTCATCTTGTTTTGTAAATGATATAGGCCTCTTTCTTTTTTCCACTTTATCCCAGCTTGTCATTATGTTTCTTTCTCCTAATAAGTTCCATTATGTATTGCCTGACTAATTCTCCTAATTGCATATCATTAGGATTTTCTTCTACTAATTCTTTAACTACGTCAATTGGTTTTTTCATATCGCTGTCCTGTCCCAATCAATTTCATATCCGTCATTTAAAAACGTTTGTGCTCGCTTATATTTCATCACTCTAACAGCATCGCCTTTTTTAATTGTAACCAATCTATTACGACCGATTTTCTTCTCTGTTCTCTTAACAGTTGTGTCAATTTTTCTATCCATACATACTACTCCGTTTAAATGATCAATCTCATGCTGTACGCAGACTGCTTCTAATGTCCTTAATGCTCTGTCCTGTTTTTTATCATCTGTTGTGATCTCCCAGCTTCTTTTTCGAGATTCTCCTGTGTCTACACCACTAAATATCATTGTGCCTTCAACAGTGTCTGAGCTAACTTCTACTGTTTCGTATCGTCTGGTTCGTACTCTTTTACCAGGATAAGATAAACAACCTTCATAATAATTAATCTCATTTTCCTTTGATATAATCTTCGGATTGATGAGTACCAAAGGTTCACGAACGTTGACAACGGCCACTTGTGCATCAATTCCCACTTGATTAGCTGCCAACCCAATACCGTCTTTTCTTTTGTTAAGTATCTGAAATAGTTTCGTTGCAATAGCCATTCCTTCTTCAACGGTGACCTCCTTTAATTTCTTATGTATAACAGGATTGTCATGCTTGTTACAGTCTATGACTTTTTCCAAGATGTCGCTCCTACTTTTTTAACGTATAATTGTGCGTCTTCATCGTTCTTTGCGACGAACTTCACCGGTACTGCATCTTTACCTACACCTTCAAGATATGTGTACGGCTTGTAGTCTGAAAACTGTTTACTTTTCTTTGCCATTGATTGACTCCTTATATAACTTATTGATTGATTTTGTGTCTCCACCTTGTTTTATCAAGGCCTCTTTTCTTGTCATTATTGTCATTGGAACATCGGATAGGTTTAATGGTCTACCATATAGATCACACATAACTTTTTCTTCTAACCATTCTTTTTTATTCATTATTCCCAAATCCTCGCAAGCCTTCTTATAAAGCCCAGTGTTGCTCCGAACCCTAATGCTATTCCTGCTATTTGAAAGTCACCCATATACAATGCAATAGAAGATACGAGATATGCCGTAAATCTAAATACACCATAGATTGAAAAGTCACTTTGATTTTTTAACTGTGTTTTTCTGTCCATTACTTACCTGCCTTATGATCTAAGAAATCTTTTTGTGCTTCAATCGCCTTCTTAAGTTCTTTCTTTTCAGCTGCCATCTTTATAAGCTTCTTAGTTTCTTTTTTTCTTTTGATTTCTTTTGCAGCAAGTCTTTCTTTTTTAATAGCATCAACGTCAGTGATTTGTCTCTTACCTTTAAGTTTAGGCTGCTCCACACCCTTGTGGTAGACGTTGCCCTCACTGTCCACAAATTCCTTCATCCATCTCCATCCACGTGGACGTCCAGTAGATTTAGAAGTTCCACTGCCTTTTCCGAATAGTTTTTCTCTTTCGTTTTCTGTCATCAAGCTTAAACATAAACGCATCACTGCAGTACTACACAATACAGATTTAATATTTGTGCTTACATTAGCAACAGGTTCTCCTGTTTCTCTACAGTCCATGTATGCCACCCCATCTATGAAGTAGCCACCATTTTTCTTGAATGTTTCATTCATATATTATTTTCTCCTTATAAAGAATATTGTGAATCAAATTCACAGTTCATTAAAATAGATGTGTAAAGATCATCATGATTATCTGTATAATCCTCAGCACCAAAATCTACATATATCTCACCTTGGTTAACACTATTTTCTGTGTTATCATATATGTGATGAACATGTATTTCAAAATCATTTTCTTCATATACAGCACCTAATTCTGATACTTCTCTATCTTTATCGATGAAGCCTAAATCTTTCATGTAGTCTATGAAACCAATTTGTTCATCTGTTTGTTGATTGTCTAACATTGTTTTGTTATCGAAAAGTTCTTCTTTCATTGTAACCTCTTATTTATTATGCTATAACTTAAACCTTTTTCGCGACAAAGTAAAGGCTTTTTTTTAATTATTTTGAAGTTTTTCTTCATTACGCTTATTTATTTCGCGTAAATCTACTGCACCCTTTGGTAGCTCTGTTTCATAATGAATGCCATCGTTACCATTCTGACCGATTATATCCATTCGCTCTTCGTCTTCTTCTGTGTATAACGGGATTTCCTCTTTTGGTGGATCAACTTTTTTTGGTTGTTTTTCTTTATACATCTCCCACCAACGTTTTTTATTCTTCTTGCGTTCTTTCTTAACTGGAACACCTGCTGATAATTCAAAAGCCATATTTGCTGCAATAACAAGTGATACAGCTAACGGATCAAATACGAAGATTAATATGAATATAAAGAATTTTACAACTGTGTCTATTTCAGTATTAAAAACTCTTGCCAAATAGATTGCCGGTCCAACATCAACACCTGTATCAACTAACTGTGCCTTTAGATCACCTATTTCTTGTTTAACATCTAGTGTTTGCTTATTGATTTCAGTAATTTGTGGCTGGTATTCTTCTCTTAACTTCTTTCTAGCAGTCCTGTAATTATCAGGTAATTCTGTTATAGCGTCTTCTAACTCTTTTTTTAGAAAAACTTTATCTTCATTTAACTGTTCTAGCTTGTCTTCTTTAAACATAAGCACAGTAGACTGTTTTTCAAAAGTTGTAGTTGCTCCCTGATATGCATTTGACAAATAGCCAAATATACCTGCTGAAGTAATTACGATAAGAATAAGTGTGCCGACTAATAAATAGTTTCTTAAGAACGTGGGTACTGTCTTCCAATATCTGTAGAGAAATGAGGCTGTCACTAACTTAGCAAATTCTAGTGATCCTGCCATTATAACAACACTCATTTGTGCGCCGGCAAATAACTTTGATAATCCGAACACAGAGAAAAATGCTGCACTGAATGCTACAGCGCCTGCACTAATCGCAACTAGGTACGGAAATAATTTTGAGTTTACAAAATCCATATAATATTAAATATCATCGAACTCAGCTTCTAGAATGTTTTGACAAAAGTAATATTCATTATTATTTCTCAAGACTGTATCAGCATTCCACTGTATTTTCCAAAACTCAGTTCCCTTTTCATCACAGCTGGGGACAGATTGTTTTCCTTTTACAAGGTACAACTGCCCCGCAACTTCGATGATTTGTTTCACTATGAAGCCACCCTAAGCCTACACACAATTCCCGTTTTCCTTAGTTTATAGTGTAAGAAACGGAAAATCACCTCTTCACAGATCAACGTCATAACCTTAACTTATTTTAACAAAAGTTTTCTTAGGTTGCTCTGGCTCAATCTTCGGTATTTCAATGGATAAAATCCCATCTTTGAAATTAGCCGTAATATCATCACCGTCTAGTGATTCACCTAATGTAAACTTTCTCTCAAAAGCAGAATGCTTTAATTCACGCCTAAGAACTGTAGCCTCGGCATCTTCATCAAAACCGTGCTTGCTGCCTTTGATTGTCATAACTCCATCTTCGACTTCAACGTCTAGATTCTTTTTGTCAATTCCAGGTATTTCTGCAACAACACCAACTTTGTCTTCGTACTCATACACATTAACTTTTGGATATGCTGTTCCAGAAAATGGATTAACCCCAACAGTCTGCGCGACTTCTGGGAAGTTTGTTTCAAACATACTATCAAACATCCTGTCAAATGGTGTTAGAAAGTCATCTCTTTTTATTATCAAGCTCATTGTTTTTCTCCTTATGTTATTCTTATGAACTAACTCGAGTACCTAATTGGTTAGCGTACCCATATATTATAGAGAAAAAACTATGCCAGACTTCACCGTATGTCATATTGTCATCTTTTTTTTATAACTTATTTTTTTGTATGTCATTTTGACTTACCTTAATTCTGCCCCAATAGCTTTCGCACATTCTTTAACCCTGTCATCCCATTTATTTCTTCGTATAGATTCTAGAATTTGTTGTGATTGTGATCTGTTAAACGGCTTTGTAATCACTTTGTCTTTTATGTGAACAACAGTGTTGTCAGACTTCGCACAGCTTTCTAAGAATTTTAAAACTTCTGTAAACTGGTTGAATGCTGCAACATTTGCGCCGATTCCTTTTGCTTGAAGTGTTAGTAATATGTACTGATCATATCCTGATAATTGATTATATTCCATTTTTATACCTTTATGTTTAAGTTTGAAAATTGTAGTAGTATTATTGCAATTGCTAGTATTATTGAAATTATTGTGTGCCATGCCGGTATTTCGTTTAGTATTAACCATGTCATAATACCAAATATAACTGTGCCTAAACCAAACCCAATCATTCTTATATTCCATACACCACCAAAAATTAAGTATGATAATGATGCTGCTTTCCATAATAACCAACCGATCGGTATTCCGAACAACACTACTATTATGTCATTGTTAAGCCATTGACCTAATTTTCCTTCAAGAAATTGTCCCTGTATTTGAAACCAAGCAAATACATTTGCAACAACTAGATAAATTATTAATAATGTAATTTGATTCATATTCCTATTATATCCTCGTCATCCTTTCTTTCAGGATAGTATTCATCTTTGGCTTGATTAGCTTTTAAATGTTCTTCTTTTAAACGATCCATTTTTTCTTGATCAGCAAGCAATCCTTGATAGACAGTATTAAATAAATCTTTTATTGCAGCCCATAGTGATTTCATACTTGGCTCCCTCATTTGTGTGTGTGAAAGAATTTCTTTTTATTAAAAGTCTTAAGAAGATCTTTGACTTCATCTAATTCTTTTTGAATAGCATTTAATTGTTTATTAATCTTCTTGTCAGATTTATCCGCCTTGTCATCTATGTCTTCTGTAATATCGTGTAAATCGTCAAGATCTACACCAATTGCTGCCATTCGTGACTGCGTTAAGTTAACTGATGATGCAAATTCGTCTATCGTTACCATTCTATTTAATTTAGTATCTATGTCTTTTTTCATTTGTGCTAATGCTTCATCTGCAATCTGACCAGATTCTATAAGTTTACCTAAGAATGTAATATCATCTAGTATTTTTCTTAACTGACTGACATAACTCTGTATTGTTTTTGGATCATTTAGATCAGTGAACACAGCGACTCTTTCATCAGTCTTTTTATATTGTTCACCTAATTCTGCTACACGATCGTTTGCTTTTTGAACACCAAGATACAACCCTGATGTAAAGCAAAATAAACCACATGCAGCTATTGCTATTGCTTGCTTCATATTTTTACCTCAATTCCTATTTTAGCTTTATAAAATTCTTTGCCCTGAAGCTTGGATATTTCGCCTACATTATACAGCCTAATTTTTTCAGTAAGCTTGTATGACACTTTAAACTTGTCTTCAAATTCAAATGTATCTCTACCGTCTTCTTCACTTGGTGGAAAGTATCCATCAAAAGAAACATCAACTTCTATTTTATCATTGTAATACGCTTTCTTTTTAGACATACCAAAAGATACGAATGTTACAAAGTTTTTACTGAATAGATTTTCGTTTGTATTACGGCTGGTAAAACCGAATGATATACTTTTAAAACTTCTTCTTGCATCAATTTTTAGATACCTTACATCTTGGCTTTGTTTGTCCATATACTCAGGTTTGAAATAAATGCCATTGTCAAACTTATACCAAAACAAATCATCTATGTAGAACTCACCAAGTTCTCTTTCCCACTGTCTGTTAACATAAAAATTATCATTGCTTATTCCAATACTAACCTCATAATCATCTGGGTTAGGCTGTGTATTTGGTGTCCTTGCAGCGAATGAACTAAATAACATTACACCTGCTAATAAACTGTCTAATACCATTCTATTCTCCTAGCCTATTTTTAATAAGCTTTTTTGTTTTTGCGCCAACAAATCTTTCTATCTCTTTGTCACCGTCCATTATAATTGTAGTTGGAACTGAACGAACAACAAATTCTCTCGCTAAATCCTCATTAGAATCAATATCAATTATCTCTATAGGAAGGCCATCTGATTTTAGCTCTTCCATAATTGGTTTGAATTGTTGACAGGGTCCACACCAAGTAGCTGTAAAATATTTTGCTGTTTTCATTTTAGTCTCCTGTTAAAGAACTCATCTATGAATCCCTTTGCTGTATACATTATTCCTAGATAGAAAGAGATTTCTATTATCTCCATATATCCTATTGCGTTTAGTGCATTTATGTCCATTCTTCTCTCCTTCCGAAGTCGTTTTTTTCTATTCTATTTTTTAAGTGTCGCTTATACCATATAAGAAACAAAAACATTTTTATCTTATCAACCGTGTATCTGATAATATCTCTCAACTGCCAACTCCTTATGTTTTGCCTCAACAACAATATCTAGTTCATGACCGTAAGTTTCGATCTTCTGATAGACATAGTCAGAGTGTGCTTGTGCTCTTATCTTTGGATCTTCTTTCTCTTCACTCCTTGACTCTGAGTAGTGGAAACACGGTGTGATTCCTTCAGGCCAAGTAGATGCTGCAAGTTCGACGGCAGCACGTTCCGAAAGATCACCAGGGCAAAACCTATGGTGGTGATAATCAAATACAATTGGAATACCAATTCGCTTATATACAAAATCATATAACTCCTGTGTTGAATAACATGTTGCCTTGTCATCGTTCTCTACAGTTAGTCGCGTCTGGACTGACTCAGGAAGGCGTTGAAAGTTTTTAACAAAGCGCTCTATCGCATTTTCTTTTTCGCCGTAAACGCCGCCGGCATGAATATTAATTTTATTGTATGGTGTTCGCGATAAACCCATCATATCAAATACTTCACCGTGTATCGTCAAATCATTGATACAGTTTTGAACTACATGTTCGTGAGGTGACGTAAGAACGTTAAATTGTCCAGGGTGTGTTGTTAACCTCAGACCGTGTGTGTTTGCTTTTGTGCCTGCTGAGTGTAACCATTGTTTAATCTCTTCTAGATCTTTAAGATCTGACCAGTCATATTCTGTTTTCCAAGGTATCATTGTAGATGAAATCCTGAAAAGTTTGTAACCTTTTGCAATATTCCAATCTACTATCTTGTCCAGATCTCTTACATTTTTAAGAATTAATTCTGAAGCAAGGTCAGTACCTTTTGCTTCAAATGTGCGTTTAATCATTTTGCGACCTGTTGTAATCCTACCCACGCCCTTTGGTTGTCCGCCATATTGTTGTGGATAACTCAGTTGCATATTAATGCATGCATAGCCTAAATTCATTTGCCCCTCTTTGTTTTTAATTACCATTTTCTACTTTCATTAATTATGTAGTTATAACTATCATCTGTTGATTGCCAGAATGCAGTTATGATTTCCCATTTCTTATGTTGCTTACAATACTGCGTCATCTTTTCTTTGTGATAAAGATCAACAGGTTTTGCGTACACATGATTGGTCTGCCTAAGTTTATCATACACTGTATATCCTACAGACTGCTTTATTGTGACTGATTTGTTTATAGCGCCATTTGATGCTGTTGTACACCTTGTGTGTGTCAATAATAAAAAGCCGATTATAAACCACTTAAGACTTTTTAGTACGACGTCTACGATATTTTCTTTTAGGTTTAACAACTTTCTTTTCTTCTTTGCCAAGAATAAACTCTTGGACTTGTTTCATTACTTCTATGATCTTCATTAACTGTGTCCCATCTGTGTTTGCATCTCAAGTGCAGTAGCTAAATATAGATTTAATACCTTATCTGTTGGCTGCACATTGAGATTATTGTTTTGGAATATTTCCCATGAGTCTTTTGCATATTTTCCGATGCCGTGTAAGTTAATCGGATCAGTAAAGCCATCAATATATTCTTGGCTGAATCTTCTAAGTGTTGCTGCTCTCTTGTATTGCATGCCGAGCGGCATTAACAGTTCTGACAACTCTGTAAGCCCGGCGTTTGCCAGTGCTTGTGGTGTAGGATAATCATCAAACAGTTTGTGTCTGACTTTGTCCACTTGTTTTCTAGTTGTGAGATTTAACATAATACAACAGACCAGCATTCTCCATGGGTCATTTTTATATATATCTTGCAAAAGTCTCAAATTGCGAATTTTTATCATATAACTTCGACGATTCTCGATTCTCTTACTGCTGTTAATTCCCAATCATTTGGATTAGTGGACATAAGTTCACCAATTTTCTTTTCAACAACTGATACTGATGTTGCTTCACTTACAAGAATTTCTTCTTTTAGTTTCTTAATTTTAGTATTACCTTTTGTGCCTACAGGTACTTCTATTTCCTGTACAACTGTTGCGATGTAGTATTTCATTTATTTTCCTTTTCTTTCGTTATTATTAAAATTAAAGTTGTCATTCCGCCAAGAAGCATGAGCATCATCATTACAATTGATTCGATCATACCTGCCGTCCGTTACTATAAACTGTTTTGCAAACAGGAAATCTTAATGAGAATTTTCCTGTCTTGTCTTGTGATTCTTCAAAATACTGAACAGTGATTTCTTTGCCAACAATATCTTTTGGATTATTGTAGTAGTGATTTCTCTGGTCCAATGTAAAACCTGATCCAACAGATACAGTATTTCCTTTGTGCTCGATTAACACATTAGTCATAGTCTGTATTGTAACTTCTTGTTTAAGTTCTTTATCAACGATCCTGAATGGTCCGTACTCA